CGGTACGGCCTGCCCATTTAATCCAAAAGTGCACTAGCTCGCGTTGCTTGCCTGCGTGAGGTTTTGCAGCTTCGCCGGCTTCGCGTGATGTATCTGGCGCGTTGTGTGCGATTGCCACGCTCGGGTGATCGAGCGCTACACGCGTTTTTTCGCCAGCCAATCCCAATGTTGTTGTAAACATTTCTAGTTGGTTATTCATGTCGGGTTCTTTCTCTTAGTCGGGTTTATTGGTTTTACCTTAGTACACGCTTTTAAGTTTGGGTGTAACCACATAACCTTTTCGGGGTTGTGCCGGTATCTTGTGCCATGCATGGTTAAACCGCAAGCTTTACAAGGCGCGTATAACATTAATCGCCGCTCTCAAAACTGATGCGTTGAATCTGTTTTGCTCACCGCCAATTGTCATATTTGCTTCATACATAAGCACCAGCTCATCAAGCAAAATTGAGTGGTTTGGCACTTTGCTTGGCACGTGGTTTGGTCTAACAATTTCGTCAATTAAATTGGTAAACACTTTGCCTAGCTTGTCGCTGTAGGTGTCGGGATACATTGCTTCTCTCGTTTCTTGGCTTATGCCACTATCGGGATATGGACTATCAACCATGTGTACTGGCCCATGCTTGCCAGCCAACCATAGAGTAGAGGTGTGCCGAGGCGGCAAGGTTAACCTCTGGTTTAAACAGGTCGTCTAGCGTTGTGATATAGCCCAATTCGGTTAACCATTGGACGTGGGTGCCGTTCATTTGCATTAGTCCTCGACTACCGCCGTTACTGTCTTTTGCGTTGTAGGCAAGTGGGTTGCATCGAGACTCCCGAAACATAACGCGCGCCAGCATTGGTGCTTGGTCCGCTGGCCAACCAGCTGTAATTGCATCGGCAACGTATTGTGCACAACCTTTAGGCACTGTCGTTGTCGTTGTCGTTGTTTCTGGCAACGTGGGCACAATGCTGATAAGCGTTGTAGTGATCTGCTCACCCGGCTGTAGTTTGGCTTCAGGCGCTTTACTAGCGTCCCAGAGCAACGTAAACGCTGCTAAGGCACTAATTAGCCATGCACCTATTTTTATTGCAAAATAGCTCATTTTTTCTCCAATTGGTAAGGGGTCTGCCAGCTGTCGCCTTGAGCGTTTTTAAACGCTATTTGCGCGTGTAGTACTCGGTCTGTTTCAGGGTCCCGAAATATCTGTACTAACACCATTTGCTCGCTGTCGAGTCTGGTTGTGTAAACCTCGTATATGTAAGTTTTTGCATCTGCCATATTGCACCTCTAGCTTTCCGTCGGTGTTTCCACCATAGGGCACTATTGTGGCAATTCGGTGAATACCCTCTGAAACGCTTGTTTTACAAGGTTTGGCGAGTCTGCCATTTGTGGGTTTATCTCAATGTGTAGCCAATCGCCACCGGGCGCGCCGTGTATTTCTGGTTTGCTGTACGACTTCCAACGCTGTCTATCACAACGCCAGCCACGACCAAACGCTTTAGGGAAATAATCAAGTACACACTCAACACCTAATTCGTTTGCGTTAGCTAACACAATATTTAAAAACGCAATAGAGCTTTTACGGTTTGCTTTTGGTTGTTTCTCTGACGGTCTGTACGACAAGTCAACCGCTCGACCAGTGGCATGAACACTTAGGTTTGTTGAGCCGCGCATATCTCTTACGCCCCAACTTCCGTTATTCCAAAACGCGCCAGCACCAAACTTAATTGCTTGCCTAATCCACTCGTCCATGCCGGCACGTGGGCCAGCTGCGGCACCGTCACTGTTGCCCGTGTATGGCTTTGAGCCAATAACTTTTGGGTCCGCTGGTATTACGCTCATGGCGCTACGGGTTCGGCAGGCTTCCGTTTAAGGCCGTTAGCGGCAACAAGGCCAGACAATGTGCCGGTCATAAACACGGTAAGGGTTGACAATAAATCTATAAATTGCGCGTCGTTTGGTGATTGCTCAAGCGGTTGCGTTACGAACAGCAAGCCGTAAACAAACCCAATGACGGTAATTGCAAAGGTAACTGCAATTGTGCAACCAACAAAAACGATCATGCGCGCGTGTAATATTTCTATTTCTGCTTTTTCCTTAGCCATTGCTAACCCTTTCGCATTGTTGAATAGTTGAGCAACGTGTTAGCGCGGTGTTGCGTACTTTTAGTGGTGCGTTGGTTCGTGTTGTTTCGCAAGCGGTCAGGGCAAATGCAAGCATCAAACTAGCCAATAGGTGTTGGGTTCGCTGCAAGTTCTGTTGCCTTTGCCATTGTGGCTGCCTCTGTTGGCTGTAGCGCTGGGTCATCAAGCCATTCGAGACAGTAATAACCGTCACCGGGTTCGTTGTATTTCCATGTTGTGCCGGGTGCTAGTTCGCGTGTTGCGTTGCCTATTTGTGTGTTAATTTCGGCTGTAGTTGGTGTAGCCATTATGCAATCCTTTGTATGGTAATGCTTGCGTAAACTTCTACATCGCTAAATGACATAGCAACACCAAAACCAGCCGATGCAAGCGTGGCTTGGCATCTATGTTGCAACTCAATAGTCGATGATGTTGCCAAAGTGAAAACGCTTTGCAAAGTTGCAATATTTGAACCAACATCGGCGGCGCTTGCGTAAGCGTTGTTCCCTACTTGCAAAGTCGTACTTGCGGTCGTGTTCTGCAATCTAAGTTTGTTTCTGTTTACTTCTTGTGCAGGCGCGAAAGCCGTAACATAAAAAGTGCCTGCAGGCAAAGTAATTACGCTAGACGCAATAGAACAGCCTGTAATGTTATTTACAACAGTCGTGTTTAGTGTTCGCTTTAGATAACTGCCACTAGTAAAAGTACCGCCGTTAGTGCTGTTTGCTTGTTCCTCACGAAAGATTGCTATATCTTGAAAGTTGTCTAAAACACCATTAAGTTGCGATGCGGTGAGCACATCACCACTAACAAAGTCAGTCCAATTGGCAGCCATGTTGTTACTTTATCCTAAAACTGGTTGAGGGTCAGTTATACCTAAAATACCGTAAATAGCGTCGTTCAAAATAAATTCGTACACAATCGTTGTAGGGCTAGTACTGATCAAAACGCTATGGCCTGTAGCAAAATTTAGGCGGTGCTCGATGCCCTCAATTGCTAGCTCTTGGGCTAGTTCGCTAGTTGTTGTGCCAGTCGTAAAAGTCTTTTCAATGGTGATTGTGTCGCCAATTTCAAGGGTAGCTACCGTGTCTCGTTGGCTAGCGGTAAGCAAAGTAAACGAGGTTTCAACAGACGTGTAACGTGCCTCTGGTTGCCCGTTAAGTAGGTAGCTAGCGGCAGTGGTTATAGAGCCTGCCTCATGTAGCAAACTGTTGCCAATGTTGGTGGTTTGAATAAAGTACGTGGCTATTGACGGGTCATCGGTAGCGGTGGCGGTTGTGTCGTTTAACCCGGTTACTACGGCGCGGTTGATTACTTGGTCCGCTTCAAACGAAATGCCAACGCCCGTGTACTTTAAAGTGCCTATAGCCCCGTCGTCGTGGAAATCGGCAGAGCTGCCAGCAAGGGTATTACCTAGCCTATTTTGAAATGTGAGCACCCCCGCTCGAGACATAAACAAACGGCCAAATTCGGCGGTGTCGTTTATTTGTGTTAAGTAGTTAAGTACGTTGGTACCAGCTGGCACCGTGTAAGCCGCGGCGTGGCCAAGGTTTACGGTGCCTGTAGCAATGTTGCGCGCTGCGGCTGGAAACGCTACCTCGGGTAAATCTAGGACGGTTTCTATGCGCTCGCCCGAGGTTTCGGCAGTTACGTTTAGCTCGTTCAATACGGTTTGGCTTAACAAATAGAATTGGTCCGCGCAATACACCTCAACGGTATCGGTGCCGCCAAGCGCAAAGTTGTAATCGTAATTGACTATGTATCCGTTAAAAATAAATTGTGGAGCGTTAAGAGTGTCGTAACGTATTAGCCGTACCTCGCGCATTGGCGCTAGTCCGGGTTGCGCGGTGGCCGGGTCATAAAACGGGCTATCAGTGTTAAACGGGTTAAATACGCCGCCCGCTAATGTGTCGTCAAGCGTAAAGGTCATGGTGCCGGCTCCAAAAGTGTCGCCTTGATCACGGCGTCCACGGCGAACGTTGACATTAAGCGCGCCGTCTAAAACGCTGGCAAATTCGCCCGTACCGTCTAATATAAATTCGGTATTGTTAAGCACTCCGCGCGTAGCGTCGTCAAGTGTAAAAGCGTTTACTTGAAACCCTGTTGCTATCTGTAGGTCATAGTTACCAGATTGAATAACGGCGGTAGCCATGTTACGCCACTTGTAATTGCAATGGACCAGCGGTCCTCGAATACGCGCGCAACGCATTAACAACGCTTTGCCCAATTTCGGCGCTGGTTGATAGACCACCAGTTACGTTAATTGTTACGCCGCCGCCATTACCCATGTTGCCCATTTGCGAAAGCGGTACTACGGCCTCGGGTCCAGCTTCACCAATAAGGGCCAAGGTTGGACCGGTGACAATGCCGCCGTTTGCCATTTTGGGTATACCGCTGCTAATAGTGCTAACAATTCTGTTTACGCGCTCGGTAACGATTACGTCAATGTTTACTGATCGTTTAAGGCTTGCCGCTATTTGGTCCATTTTCGCCATAAGTTTTGGCGTTAATTTTGTAAGTTCTGCCTCGAGTCCGTCCACAATAAATTGAGCTTGATCAACGCCTGTCTTGTACCACTTGTTGGCAGCTTGTATGCCTACTTTGTCGGCTGCCCGTTGTGCAGCCTCTACAAGCGCGTTGGTTTCGTCTATGGCCGTCTGGCCGCCTTTGACAAGCTCAAGAGCTATCTCGGCTCCAGCGACGTTGCCAGCGTCCAAAACGTAGCTTAAAGCGTCTTGAGAAAGGCCCATTTCCAAAGCTTTGCCAAGGTTGGTGGAATACTCTACGACGCCTTTAACTTGGTCCCGTAAAGCCTGCAAAAAACCTTTGAAGCCGTAATCGCCAGCTTCAAGCGCGGCGTTAAAGTCAAGGGCGCCTTTTACGGCGTCGCTTACTTTTGTTGCAAAATCGTTAAATTCGCCTTGTGCGTCTGCCAATTTTTCTTTAGCGGTATCTACAGCTTCGCTTAATTTTTCTTTTAATGCGGTAGCAAAACTTTCTACTTCTTTTTTAGCGCCGCCTACTTTTGTTTCGGTGTCTTGGAACTTTTTATTAAACTCGTTGGCGGCTTCCGCAACGCGCATTTGTTGTTGACTTGATACGCCTAGCTCTTGATTGTAAGCGCCCGTTGTGTCTGTTGTTTCGTTTATTTTGTCTGCAATAGCGGTTATTGCTCTGTAAAATCTGTAAGCCGGGTTAAGCCACAAAACAAATTGTTTACCTAATCCAGCAATTTTAGAAATGGCGTTTTCTGCTGGTACTGGAATATCATCTAAAGCGTTTTTTATGTCAATTAGTGCATTAACAAATTTTGTTGTTGCTGGCAATATTTGTTGCCCTAATTGTATTTGAAAGTTTTTAAACAACGCGGAAAGTGTGCGTTGGCTGTTTGCTAGTCCGTCCGCTGTTCTAGCAAAGTCGCCTTGAGCGTCGCCTGTTTGTTTATAGATAGCGGATTGTGCAGCCAAAATCTTTTGTTGAGCGGTCAGCGCGCCACTGCCCTTGTAAATACCTAAACGCATTGCCTCGCTTTTAAGCGTCGCGTCGTTGAGCAATACACCAAAACGGCGTAAGGGCTCGCTTTCGCCTCGTAGGGCCGCTCCAATAGCCTGTACGGCTTCCTCTGGCGTTGTGTTGTTAAACGACGCTAGGTCAGTTGCCAACGTTACAAAATCGGTAGTGAATAGTGCTAGGTCCTCGCCAGCTAGTCCGGCAGCTTTACCAAATGTGCCGAAAGCACCGGCAGCGTCTAAAACAGATTGTTTTGATTGGCCCAAGCTAGTAGCGGCGGTATCGGCAAAATTTTTAACACTTTTAGACGCCTTGCCAAAAATGATATTTACCTTAGATGTAGCTTCCTCAAAATCCGAGGCTGCCCTAATAGCCGGGGCAATAACTTGCGTAATCGTTCCAATAGCCGCGGCAGCTGGTAGCAAAGCGCGCTGCAAAATAAAGCCAGCCTTTTGAGTAGTAGTAGTGAGGCTTTTAAATTCGCGTTGAGCGTCGGCAACACCCTTACCACTAAAACTTGTTAAAATCGGTATGTTAATTGCCACGGGTTACCACCATGTTGCGGTTTGTTTGTGCCATAACTTTATCCACAATGTTGAGTAGCTCGGCGGTTACTGCTGGTCTGTTGTTTTCTACGGCCTTGTCAATTACTCGAGGCGCGTCGCCTTCCTCTTTGTTTAGGTTGGCAATAAAGTTGCTGTTACGTAGGCCGCTAATGCCATTGCCGGCGTGGTCATAGATAGCGCCCGCAAAGCTCTTTTGTTGTATGACCATTAAACGGTACGGTTTGGCACCGTAGACAACTTGTCGTGTGTAGCCGCCTTGGTCAAAATCTACAAAACGTTCACGGGTTCCACGAACACCAACTTTTACAACAAACCCTTTTTGCACTTCGCTTGTATTCCAACCCGCCTCACGGCCACGAATAAGCGAGC